GGAGTAGATTAAATGGACAAATTTTTTCTCGTTCAAGTGAAAAGGACAAACGGCACAATCGAAAAAGGAGTTGTTGTGAAAGACTCCTACGATGACGCTTGTCAGTCTTACCACGCTTATCTTGGTGCTTACGCATATGGCAAAGATGCAAACACCGACTATGTCATGGTGCAGATTCTTAATTCAAAAGGATTAGGCATGAAAGGCGAAGTTTGGGAAAAAGCCGTAGAGCCACAGGAGTAATATGGCAACATCAGCGATAAAATACACGTTTCCAAAAACAAAAAATCATCAACAATGTTCAACGCTCGACCAAATAAAGACATATATTCAAACATCTGTAAACAATGTTTCTGTACGAGCGATTACCAACATATCGTTTCAAACAACCGCAAATATAACAAACTTCCGCATTTGGGGTCTTTATAATGGATGGCTGTTTGTACCAGATGCGACCCATTATTTTGCACTGGTTATATCACAGTATGCAGACGCCGTTGTAATAGCATATAGCGAAGGGAATTGGACAATTAATCCTTTAGCGGGTGCCGTTTAGGTAAAAGGAGAAACCTTGATAGCAAAAATCATATCTAATATCTTTTCAAACATGGAAGCACCGATAGTATTTCTGATTGTTGCTATTGTACTTCGAATTGCAAATATCGTATTAGGTTCAATTGATGCGATGTTCAAGAAAGACTTTGATTGGGGAAAATTCTTCTCAGGCGTAGAAAAAATGGTGGTGGTGGCTGTCACGATACTGATGGTCATCATCACTCTTAATTTATTCGCCTATGGATTGTCCCTGATCGAAGTTCAACTACCTGAACAGACAGTAAGTGCGATGCAGTGCGTGTTAATCATCGTGACATGGTGTGTGGACTTGGCGATTGAAGTTACCGAAAAGATAAAGGCAATGAAAGAGCTAAAGTACATTTCCTACGATGACGTAACACAGCAGAATCCTAATACAGAAAAGGGGATCGGGTAATGTTTACTCCTAGAACAACTCCTGTCAAACAAGGCGAAGAACCCTTTGCATGGGGAGTGTCGAGTGAATACCAGTGTACTTGGTTCTGCTACGGGGAGTCGATAAGATTTGCGTCACCTTGCTGTTGGTGGGATCGTGCTACAAAGACTGGTTCTTATACCAACGCCAAAGAGTGGTTGGAAAATTATCGTGACCCGTGGGTCGTAAAGGATAAGGACTACACCCCGGTTCAGGGCGACATTGCGGTATTCGACGGACAGTATGGTCATGTTCAGTTCATGGAGACGGATATCATGTTTGCCGAGTATTCTAGCGGAGACCCCGAATCTTTTAAAACGGGGAAGTTCGTGAAGAAAGACAACCTATTGGGATTCCTGCATTATCCATATGAAAGAATCGACCCCGTCGAACGCAATGAAAGTGTTGACCAAATACAAACATCAGATGAAACATTGAGAATCAGAAACAAGCCTAGTCTTGATGGAGAAATCGTGGGCCATGTGCAGATCGGTTACTATAATGTTCTAAGCACTAAAGAAGCCGACGGCTACACATGGTACGAAATATCCAAAGACAGGTGGTGTGCTGATATCACTACTACTTTCTTGCCTGCCGAGGATGACTTTGTGAAAGAGTTTGAGCAGTTCCTGAATTCTACCAAAGCCAAAATCAGTTCGCTTGAAAACGAAAACCAAGAACTTAAAAACGACATGAAAGACATTCAGAAAATCACTGGGAGGTGGGCATGACAGAAAACATTTGGATTGCCTTGATAGGAGCAGTAGTTTCTATCGTAGGCTCTGCATCACTCGTCAATTACCGCTTAAAAAAGTTGGAAGAAAAGGTCGATGAGCATAATGGCTATGCCACAAAGATCGCTACCATCACTACCGACATTGCGGTAATCAAGAACGATATCACTTATATCAAGAACGCAATCTTAAGACTGGAGAAAGGAGCATAATATGGCATTAGCAAGAACAACTTTAACAGGCGGTGGCGTCGCAGGAAAAGGTGTAACATCAACTCCAACGGCAAGAGCAGGGTATGGCAATTACAACACGGCTAAAGCCATTGCCAAAAGCAACCCAATCATCAAGAAAACCCCTGAAACAATCAGACAGGAATATGTCAACAGTCAGCCGAAAACCGTATATGTAAACACAAGCAGTGACACAGGCGGTGGTGGTGGGGGTGATTACTCCTACTCAGGCGGTTCTTCAGATGACATCATCAACAAAATCAAGGACTTACTGAATCAGCAAAAGGAACAAGCCGATGCCTACTATAAAACCCTGTACGAACAGCAGACCGCTCAGAACAAACAGTCATGGGAAAACAACCGTAACCAAATCAACCGAAACTTCGCAAGGGGTTCAAGGTATTTGCAGAATATGTACGGCGATTCCGTCAGTGGTCAGGGTTTAAGTAACAGAGCAAGGAACTATCAGAACTGGCAGTCCAATCTTGCGGAAAATCAGAGAAACTACACGAACAATGATGCTACCGCTTTGTCTCAGTACAACATGAACAAAGCAAACACCGCTTCCCAGTTAGCCCAAGGTTGGTACAATTACGTCTTACCAGTCTACACAAACAGACAGCAGACCTTAGACGACTACGATTATCGTAAATACTTAGCAACTTTATAAAGAGGGGGAAACCCTTCTTTTTTTATATGGGGGTACTATGGCTCTTATCAAACAGAAAGTAACCGACGACGGCAAGAAAACAACGGAAAAACCAAAGACCCAAACTGTCTCCGTAGGTGGAAGGGAAGTCAGCGTTCCGACAAACAGCAAGCCGACCACACCAACTACAAAGCAGACTGTAACGGTTAGTGGCAGAGAAATCAAGGTCGATGTTCCTACTCCTAAATATGCACAGAACAAGCCAACCACTAAAACTGTAACCAATCCTACGGTCGGCGGTCGTACCATTACATCAAAGAATGCCCCGGTAGTCAGCAACAATGTAGATCTAACTCCCTCTATCCGGCAGAACAACCGAATTCAGGAACCGACAAAGCCTAACGTTCAATATAAGCAGGACTACACGGAGAAAGATGTAAAGAAGATCTCCGACGATTTCCAGGACAAGTTAATCAACAGCCCCTTTACTAACCCTGATGTAGAATATACCGGGCAGAACTATCAGCAGTTCGATCAGGATATCAAAAACAAACAGGCCGAATTGAGTGTAGCCAGGGGCAAGGTGGCTCTTAACAAGGAGTTACAAGATCTCAATAAGGAAGGGGATCTTAACTTAAATGATGTGGTCCAGGACGTTAATGGCAAAACACAATTAATTGACTACACGTCTCAGATCGCTCAGAAAGAGGAAGAGAACAAACAGCTTAATGCGGAATTAAAAGAACTCGAATCTCAGGCATCCAGTCAGCCTCTTAACAAAATCGGGGCAATCAACACCGGCAATATCGGGATCAGGATGAAAGAGATCCGGGATATTCTCAACAGAAACGAAGCCGAGCTGTCAGACCTCACACGTAAGAGCAGATATCAGAATGCCGTTTACAGTCAGTTTGCCTACGAAGACGCAGTTAATAAAGGCGATACAGAAACGTTGATGGCCATTGCGGATCAGCATGCGAGCTACGACGATTCCTTTATCGAAAGGCGTTTAAACAACATCGGCAAAACTGCTGTAGATGTAGTGAGCACGGCGGTCAATGTTGCTCAGATCGGTTTGGATTTGGGCGGTGAAGCTATTGCCAATGCGTGGGCCAAAGGCACTGAAGAATTAAAAGACAACGGGACTATTTCTGACGAGCAGTTCAACAACATGATGGAGACCGTCAAGCCTCTTATGGATTATGACGCAAACAGTGGAATTGGCGCTGAACTCAGAAACATCTCCGCACAGTTATCCTACGATATTCAGAACGGTGTTGATACCTCTACCATACAGGGTAAAATCGAAAGCTTCATTGGCCAGGGCTTGGACTCTACTGTTAACTTCCTGGCACAGTATATGTTGTTTGGCGAAGCGGGGTCTTTAGCTTTAATGTCCGGGCAGTCAGGCAGTGAGAAGTATTTCGAGAACATTGAAAAGGGCTACGATCAGGCAACGGCTTTTGCTAACGCTTTGGCTACCGGCATGACTTCTTACTTTGTTGAAAAGGTAGGAATGGACAACTTCGTTTCTATCTTAAACGGCCAGGTAGGAAACACTGTGTTCGCTCAGGCGTGGAATGCTATCGCAAGTGGTAAGAGTCCATTGTCGTTTTGGGCCGGCGCTACGCTTTCCCAGGGCCTGTCGGAAGGCTTGGAAGAGGGCGTAGAAGGAAATATCGATTACCTGATAGATTTATATACTTCAAGGTTTGAAGGTGCAGAACCCGCAGAATACAACGCAGGCGATATTTTCTATGGAATGTTGGTCGGTGCTTTCTCAGGCGCTTTGACCGGTTCCGTGGCAAGTTTCAATGTAGCCGTGAATACCAGGAAACAGTACAACGCTTTAAAGGCCGATGTTGACAGTTTGATCTCTGCACGTGATGAAGCACGGGTCAAGGGAGAAGATGTAACTTTAGCGAACAGAGCAATCGCTGTAGGCCAGTCTATGTTAAGCGACTTTGAAGGAAACTCTGTAGCGATGGCGGTTGATTTGGCCGAAGACATGGCTGAACCCAATTTAAACGAGCAGGGCGTCAAAGACTCATTAACTACGATCCTTGAACCTAACGTAAATCAGGACATCGAAACTCAGGCAAAAACGACTAAGTTAATCAACGACGTTATGGAAACTGCTCAGACGGTCCTTGCCACTAAAGGCATTAACATGGACGTCAACGAGTATGTCGATTTGTCTCCGGAAGCCAGGATTAACACATCGCAGGTCCAGGAGTACGCCAACAAGTTAAGAGCTAATGTTATGTTCTCTACCGGTTTTGACGGCGACGGTTTCTATGATCCTAACTTAAAGATGATCGTAATTAATCCGAACTCCAAACTAGGTGAACTGTCTACATTGGTGCATGAGCTGACACACGGAACCGAAGCGAGTGGTGTTTTCTATGATTCGTTAGCTTCTTTAGTTAAAGACAATTTCAATGGCGACTATAACAAAGCCATTCAGAATATCAAACAATACTACAAGAGCAACGGCGTCAAATTAAACAACGATGGTGCAAAGCGTGAGTTCACTGCCATAAACACACAGGATATGTTGGGCAACGAAGACTTCGTCAAAAAGCTTATCAGATACAACGAGAGCTTGGCGTACAGGATCTTCAGCGATATCAGGAACATGTTCTCCAGTGATGTTAAAACCAACCTTGAGAATGCGTTTATGCAGGCGTACAAAGCCAACACCACGGTTAACCAGGGTTCTTTGGCGTTCTCTCAGGGTTTAAATCCTAATGACCTGGCCGGCGGTATTGACAACTTTGAAAGGAAGCTTTCTGAAGGACAGGAAGAATACTTTGAAGGCTCCAGGCTCGTTAATGAAGATGGAAATTTATTGAGGATCTATCATACTTCTAACGCCTTGTTTTCTGTATTTGACCCTACAGGCACAGACCATTACCGTTTTGGAAATAAGATTGTAAACTACTTCTCTACCAACGAGACAGTCAGTGGAAGCTATACCAACAACGATTATGTACAAATCGCAGGCAGAGATTACTTTGAAAGAAGCGACGAGCTCAAACAGGAAATAGAAAACCTAAGAAAAGAAGCCGGAGAAAAATACAAAGAACGGACCAGGGTAATTTTTGACCTTGAAAAGCAAGCAAGAACAGCAGTAAAAGAGTCTAACATCTCAGAAACGGTCAACAAAGTCAAAGCAAATATCGAAAGCGCTAATGTATTTAGCCAAAACGATAAGCCATTGTTGGCCGACACGGGAGCGGGTTGGAATCCTGTTGTGCAGGAACACCTTTTAGCAATAACGGCATCAATTCTTGATAATTCTACTAACCCGATGTCGAAGATTACGGCCATTAGAGAATTAGCTGACCTTGCAACCAAAAAACAGTTTTACCACTTTAAAGCCACGCAAGAACTGGCAGACATGGTTTCTCCTGTAATGGACACTGACCTTTTGCCTTTTTTGAGGATCGTAAACACTTATGAAAGCGAAACAAAAAGGTTAGAACAAGAACGGATAGACATCTTAAATAAAATTGATGAGCTGAATAACTCCTTTGACAACAAAGGCAAACAGTATGTAGGCTATGGCAAAGCTGTCAACCCTTATGTTATAGAAAACGAATCCGGCATTATTACTAACTGGAACAGCTTGAACGACAGCGATTGGAAAATGTCTCCAATTGAATTTGAAACTGTGTCAGAGGAAATCGGCGAAGCGTTAGAAAAACTAACAGAAGAAAACCTTAACAGCCTAAATACAAAAAATAGGGTTAATAGGTTCATATTGGACAGCGTCAATGATACAACTCGAAAGTATTTGTCTGAGAATCCAATTGCGTTAGCCAATTACTCGAACATAATCAAAAGAGAAATCACAAGCATCAAGGCTGGTTTTGGCACTATCGCTGAACTGGCAGAAGATTTTAAACACGGGTACAGCCAAACAGACGGTTTTGCGTTCGCTACCGATGATGCTGATGAAAATGTTTATTTTACAGGTCGCCTCGAAACTAATGATGTAGTTAAAGCTGTTCTGGCAATTAACGACTATTTAGATACGCCTTATGATGGAGTGGTGTTTAAGAATATAACAGACAGTGCGTCATCAGAAGCTCAAAACATAGACTCAGACATTATCGCTTTGTTTGAACCTAACCAGTTTAAACTTCTGGAAAATGAAAACCCTACAGAAGAAACGGATATCCGCTGGTCAAAAGGTATGGCACTCAATGATCTTAGAGAAGAAGCCTATTATGACACCGGCAACGTTGATGTGGACACGCTGATGAATGACATCATTGAATCAATGTCTGAGGAAGATTTCCTTGAGTATTTAAGAACAGGCGAATTTGAATATGCTACAAACAGAGAAGTCGAAGATGATCCGAAAGTTCAGGATGAAGGCTTATGGGTTAAAGGGCCGGAAGACAACTATATCAAAATCGACGACGGGTATATTTCAAATGGCAAGACCGTAGCCTGGAAAGACGAAAGAATTAAAGGGTTAGTTGATGCCATCGAAACCAAAAACTTTTCCTACTTTGGCGGTAGATACAGAAATGTTTACGCCCTCAATCTTTCTCCGCACGATTTCAGGTCACTGTCCATGATATTCGACCCCGCAAACGATGAAGTATGGCATAACGAAATAAACCACGATTCATATTACAACAACGGAGAGGTTGACCCAAGCAGGCTCGGTGGCAGTGATCCAAGCAGAGAAATGAGTTATCAGTGGATTCATGCCAGCAAAGATGGCAACTATTCTTTTAAAATCGATTCTACAGAAGGCAACCACAGGGCGATTATTCTTGATGAAAGTGGCTACTCAAGGATGCCTGTTTTATTGCTGACCGACATTCCTCTTGACAACGTTGTGCGATTGGTTGGTATGGACGGTGTGAAGATGGACAACCCAAACAAGAAAATATTTGAGCTTGGGGATTACATCGAAGTTAAGAGAAGCAACCTTAATAAGCTTATTGAAAAGTTTGGATCAGGTGCTAACGCCGATATTCAATACTCAAAAGGCATGACCGCAAAAACGCTGGCCCAGAGCAACAAATATGAAAATAACGCAGAAGCCGAAAAGATCAGTGAAGAAGACAAGGAGCTGATTAAACGTGCTACTAAAGAGCTCAGTACGGTTAAAGACAGCACACGGAAAGCTAACACAAAGGCAGAAGTAGAGCAAGCACTCAACGAAGTGAATGAAACTGGAGACATTTCCAGCACAACACTTGGACGCTTGAGGCAAAAAGTTATCGAGTCTACGCTTACCAGAGTTCCTAACGACAACTATGAAATCGCTAAGTTGATCCGCCAAGAGATGGGATGGAGCTCGTTACCTAAAAAAAATTGGGACGTTGTCTTCCAAACTATTAACGATAGGTTCTCTATTGTCTCTGACGATCAATACCCAAGTGGTTATCAAGATGCTAAAGAGATAATCGACAATTATTTATCTGACGTTGGTGGCAAATACATTTATCTATCTCCGGTTGAACAAGGTTGGATATCGGCGGAAGATTATGAAAGAACAATTGAAGACGCAATTAAAAACGCTACAGATGTTCTCAAGTACGGAAGCACCGAACAAGACATAGCTAATTCGGTTGTCAACGAAGTCAGCGACTATTTGGATGGAACGGATGCTTCTTTAGAAAGACTGGCGGAAGAGGCCGGCGACGAAAGCGTTCAAAACGTTCAAGATGAAAATGACTTTGTACCGTTCGAAGAGTTAACTGAGCTGTCTGAATATGGTAATATAGAGGAGAGGCATAGACGTGAGTTTAGGTTATTACAAGAGATTAGTCAGGGTCTGCTTAGAAAAAGCGGTAGAGACGGCGTATGGGACAGCGAGGAAAGATATCGTCTCCTCGAAAATGCAGGCGTACGAAAAAGAGTTTCCGAAATTCTTAGAGCAGAATTGGAGTCCCGAGGTTACAGCGACAGCAATCCTAATGGGCTACTAGAAGATACAGGCGATTATAAAATATACAAAGATGTCGATGGGCAAACGTTCCACGACATTTTTAGTATTGCACAACTGTACACTCCGCTAGGGGAGCTTGTAGATGTTCACCCGGCAGACACAGTGAAACATGACGGATGGACAGAATTAGGTTACAAAGAAACAAGGAATTTCATAAGCGAAGATGGAATGAGCGGTTTCGCTATAGAACCTGATGGCAATTTGATTAGCGTATTTAATGCGAGTGGCAAGCCTGGATTCCTCAAATCTATCGCTCCGTTTGTCAGAAAGAATGCGAGCAAATGTGATTGCTATGTTCTTGACCCGAAGTACACTGGCACAAATCTGCCTAAGTTGTACAATACAATTTTTGGATTTGAAGTTGACCACATTGAAGAGTACAACGTTGAAGAGTACGGCGACGAAAAAGGCATTGCAAGAAGATACGAAAATCCGTCAATCGCCTATATGGTTAATCCAAGGTTCACTGCCACACAAGAGAATCAGACAGATGACGACCTGAACATGACCGACGAGGATCTGGAGAAGTACGGTGGCATCAAAACAGTCGAAACTCAGAAGTATGGCAAGAAGAACATCGACAAAGAAACCGGTATTTTCAAACCTAAAGCTATCATTGAACTTGACTCCACGATTGGCAAAACAACCCACGAGGAAGAGATAAAAGATGGTGAAGAGTACGCCGGCAAGTTTGCGCAGGAGTTAGACAATGGAGCTGATGTCGACGATCTGCTTCAGAAGTTAATGAGCAACGAACTGCAAAACGGTATTGTACGTGCTTACTATGTTTCTCAAGTATTAGCTGACAGAGACATGCAGAGCGAGTACATGGAACTTGCGCAGTGGGCCAGGGACATCGGCAACTTAGGCGGTAAATTAGTTGAGTCCAATAAGATCCTTTACAACTTAGAAAGCACGTTTGCGAGAGCAGTGTATTTAACCAAGGTTGAAGAGAATCTCAAGGATGAATACAAACAAAGGTTGAAGGGTTCCAAAGGTGCTAAAGTTGAGCAGACCATCAGTGATTTGTTTAACAAGTATTCTAACGACATCATCAATTCCAAAACCAACAGGGAGTTCCGTTCCGCAATAGGCGCTCTTGCTAGAGAAGTTAATAGAAGAATGCCTAAAACCATTTGGGACCGGATCACTCAGTACAGAATGCTTGCAATGTTGTCAGGGTCCAAGACGATAGTTAGCAATGCGGTTTCCAATATAGCATCCGTCGGACTGTACAGAATGAATAGCGTCAACCAGGCGTTGTTAGAGAGCGCTCTGCAAGACGTTACCATCAAGACAGTCGATGATACTAAGAACTTCAAAATCAACGAAGAGGACCGCAGAGCGACGCTTAAGAAGGATTCTAAGGTATCAAAGAGAAACAGAGATATCGCTAAAGAAGTTTGGAAAACATTAGACAAAGGCAACAAGACTAAGTACGGAATTGATCCTGAAAAGCTTCCGGATGTTATTAAGAAAAACCTGAAGACCGAAAACGATAAAGTCCATTCTAAAGCCTCCAAGTTTGTCGATGCGATGTTCGAAACCGCTCAGAGTGCGCAGGCATTTGTATTAAGCGATGCTCCGTTTGCCAGGATGGCGTTCGTTCAGAAGTTTGATGAACTGGCCAGGGCGAGAAACATTAACCTGGAAACAATCGATAAGAAGTCAAAAACTTACAACCGGTTGATTGATGATGCGTTTGCTTATGCTGAAGAAGTCGTATCACATAACGAGACAGATATCAGTAAGACAATCGCCAACATCACTAGAGCTAGTGCATCGAACGTTCGAATTAACGAGGACTCTACTTTAGTTGGTTTGGACAAGGCGATCAAGAGGTTCAAAGAAAGAGCGAACAACGGCGAACCGATCTATCAGTTTATTGACAAGACGGTTTCAAAGTTGCAGAAGTGGTTCATTCCTTTCTATAAAACCAACGCTTCGATATTCCAAAAGAGCTTACAGTATTCGCCATTGGAGTGGGCGCAGGTAGCTAACGACTGGAGTAAAGTCAAAGCCGGCAAGATGGAAATGGTTGATATGGTTGAGCATATGGCCAAGGCTGTCACCGGGACCGAGCTGTATTTGTTAGGTGCGATCTTCGGATTTATGGGATGGCTGAAGTGGGAGAAAGACGATGAAGACTATTCCGGAAGGCTCTCAATCAAGATCCCAGGAACCGATAAAGGTTACACTGTTGACTTCATTGATCCGGTTTCTACTATCTTTGCAAAGGGCGTTGTCCTGGCACAGGAGGGATCGGAGAACGGCGTATCGTTTAAGACTTTAGAAAACCTTGCACACGACTACGAAGACATTTTCCTGAGCGATGAATTGGATATGTTCAGCTCAATGAAAGACTTCTTCGATACCGTTGGAAAGGTTAGAAAAGGCGAAGACGACTACGGCGAATACACATTGGGAGATGGTGCTTCGGACATTGCGTTCAACGTTCTTAACTCCTATATACCGGCAATCGTGAGAGACGTTTCAAGGATGATCGATCCGGCAAAGAAGGTAGTCTATGATTCAGACAACAAGAAATACCTTTTGAACAGATTGATTAACTCCACGCCATTCAGAACTAGATTAGTAGATAAGAAAGACTCCACCGGCAGAACGATGAACTACACGCAACCATTCACCGGCAATGATGTGTTTGACAGACTGCTGACACAAATGGTTTCACGTGGAAAGTTGGTTGATTCTGAAGGAAAGTCAGTTACTACTAGAACCGGTTCGCCGACGATGGATGAGAGTTCTTCCAATGCGTTCTCACAGATGGCCAAAGACTTCCAGTACAAAGACGAGAACGGCGACGGTTTCTCAGACAGCCACTGGATTCGGGACAGCGTTCCATCGAATATCTATCCGGGAGGAAATGCAACAGAGCTAACCCCTGAAGAGAAAGACGAATACGGAACGACCTGGACCAACGTGTGGAATGCGGGTGCCAATTACCTGGTAGATAACGATACCTACAAAGGATTGAATTACGAAAACCAGGCGGATGTCATTTATGAATTGCAGGGTTTTGCTAGAGAATGTATTGAAGCAGACTACTGTAAAGCTCACGATATCGAGATGACCGAAGCGCAAAGGACCGCTAACGAGATCCGAAACTTCTGCACAGTGAATGGCAAAGTCGATGGCAAGATGCTTGGTTTGATCGCTTTAGGAACAGCTAAGGAAAATAAACTGGCGTCCGGCGGTCAGAGATACGTCATGGCTGAACAGGATGAAAACGGTAAAACAATCCGGAACTCACGTCAGTTGGCGATGAGGCACATCTATGAAGAAGCAGGCATTTACGATCAGATCATAAAGGCTGTACAAGACAGTGATGGTGCGCTCACGTATGCTGACTTTGGATTAGGGAAGACTGTTGTTGAAAGCTACAGCGACGACAAAGCCGATTCTGATTACCAAAAGATTTACAACAAGGTAATGAAGAATTCTAAAAGCTCAAAGAGCAAATCCAAGAAGGTTACCGGAGGAAGCGCCGGAGGCATTACCAAAGCCAAGGGCGGAGGAACTCTTGCGAAGATCAAAGGACCGTCTGCTATGGCCTCGCCGGTGAGAGATACCAAGATCGCCAACAACTTCTTTAAGGCGTATGCAAATACGTTCAACAGAAGAGGAAGCAGTGAGGTATCTACGGCATCAGGTGGTCAGGTAGTATGTCCGAGATGTGGCAACAGAGTTTCAAGTAAATCAGGCAGATGCCCAATTTGTGGAGCAAGCCTATAATTAAATAAGGATGGGGTGGAGATTTCTGCCCCTCTTTTTTTGTTATAATATATATGTACCCATTAAATTGCAGTTCATCTTCCTTTCCGCTTAGGCTTCAGCAATGGAGTTTAGGCGGTCTTTTTTTATGATATAATAATCTTGGTCGAGGATAGTTCCATCTTGCATGGTGCTGTTCTCTTTTTTTGTGGTATAATATAAGTGTTCCAAAACACACGGCCGTAAGGTCGAGGGCGCTCCGGCGCTCTTTTTTTTGCAACATTTTTGCAACAGTACAATGCCTTTTTAGAACCTTTTTACGCCACTATCCACCACTAACAAAAGTTAAGAAAAACCCCATAAATAAAGGAAAACCCCCATTTCAGGGGGCGTTGGGCTATACTTTCGCAGACTCTTAGCCCGGACCAAAATTGCCTTATTTTACGGGGTTTTTGATGTTTTGCAACAGACGTGCAACAGGGAATTAGCTCAAAAGTTGTACTGCTTTTTTCTTTGACTCTTCGCTAGACGTTGCATAATAGAGCGACATGTCATAGTGAGCGTGGCCCAGGATATCCATTGTCGTTCTGTCGTCAACTTTATTTGCCACTAAAGACGTGGCCATATTATGCCTTAAGCGGTACATGTTGAACTCAATTCCGTGAGGCTTGCAGAGTCTTCTGATAACATCACTTAACCAAGTAGAATCCATGTAACGGCCATCCTCCTTTGCGAACAGCTTGTCGCTCTTGGCCGTGTCTTTGAGGTCCTCCAGGGTTTCTTCCAATCCCGGATGGATCGGCACGTCTCTTACAGAAGTAGGGGATTTGCACCTTCTAACGACGTTGTTTTCATCGGAGGATGACCCTAACTCCTTGGTTACAGAGATGTAGCCTTTTTTAATATCGTTGACTGTGAGGACCGCAACTTCCGCCGGTCGCATGCCAGTGTAATACAATGTCTCCAGGAAAGCGATGATGACTTTCTTGTTGTAGTGGCACATCAGCGAACGGAATACCAGGTCCTCAACCTTTAATACTGTTTCTCTGTCGGTTTCTACACCACGCTTAGTAGTAATTACATGAGACGTTGGCTTCTTAATCCCGGCCATGAGATCTCTGTTCAGATACTCCTTAGCCAAAGCTGTTTCAATGATGTCGTTCTTCCATAATGAATAAACCCTGGCGATAGTATCATCCGACGCGATCTCTACCATCTTATTTAATTCTTCGGTTATGTCGGCACGTGTGATTTCCTGGATCTTCTTGTCCTTGTGCAACACGTACTTCCTGAATAACTTCTGATGGTAGTCCTTTGTCTTCCAAGAAGCTGACGTCGTTTCAAGAAATTCTTCGAATACCTCCTGAACTGTGACGTGGTTCTTCTTGAGTACAGTGTTTTCAGCAATGTCTGTTAATGTTCTGTTGCGAAATTGAACAGCTACCTCGAAAGCTAACTTTGCTGATCCGTAAGTTTTTTCTGCGAAAGTTTTTGTGATCGTGAATCCCTCTGTTCTGATAAATACCTGGAAGGACCACTTTCCGTTTTTGCCCTGCCGTTGTGTGATGTACGGCTCTTTCCTATACTTATTCATTCTGTCTCCTTTCTGTATAGGCGTTGGCAACAAAGTCTTTGGGTGGAACGTCGTTGCTAACGTTTGATTGAATCTAATGCTTCATTAAATATTTGGTTACGGTTTAAGGATAATATCTCGCAGGCGATAGTGAAGACTTCCATTGGCATAGACCTTTCTCCTTTTTCGTAAAACGCATATGCCTGCCGGGAGATCCCTTTTTTCTTGCCCGATTCTTTCATCCTTATAGATATAAGCTCGGCCAAATCTTTCTGAGTCAGTCTTCGGACAACCCTAGCACAGTAGAGCTTGTCTCCAATGAACTCATCCGCTTTCGTGTAGTCCATTTTATCCTCCTTTCTGTCCCCAACTTCATGTTATACGAATTTGTAGAAAAAATCAACAAAAAAGTCTTGCATTTCGAAAATAAAGGTGCTATATTGTAATCAAGCGGTGCAACAAAGCCGTAGAAAAAAGCAAGAAAGGAGAAGAAGATGACCCTTAGAGAAGCCAGGAAGAAGAAAGGCTATACCTCAAAGTTCGTCGCAGAAGTGCTTGGCATTAAGCAGAGAACCCTTAATAAAAAGGAAAGAGAAAACAGCTTCAATGTATTACAGCTAATGAAACTGTGCGAACTGTACGATGTAAAAATCGAAGAACTAAGCAACTAATTTTTTTACCCTAGTTTGCTACAGAATTGTAGAATTTCTCGTCTCTTAGCGAGCGCCCGGCCATAAACATAGTGGTCCATAATAAGATTCTGTCTCCTTAAATGATTTTGACGCTTGGCTATATTACTTTTTCATGAATATCCTCTGTGGCCGGACGTTCCCTAAGGGGCGAGAGATGAAGGAGACAAATGGAAAAACTCTTAACACTGAAAGAGGTGTGCGAGATCCTTGGCTGTGAAGATCCGAAAGGCAGATATGTCAGAGACTTAAGGTCCGCCGGAAAGATCGAAGGCGCAAGGTTCGGAAGGAAGTTGCTCTTCACCGCATCCTCTGTTGAATCATTTATTGAATCTGAATTTAGAAGGCAAAACAAAAGGGCCGTTTAGCACAGCCCCGGAGACGAAGTTCCACCCAAAAACTTCTATCTCCATTATACATGAAAGGAGAAATAAATGCCTGAAATTAAAGTTGAAAAAACTATTTATGAACTGTTGCAGGATGTTCGCTATGAAATGTCCAAGGCTCCGTTGAAGAAAACGGGTTACAACAAACACCTGAACTTCAATTACTTCGAGTTGGCTGACTTCCTGCCTACCGCGATCAAGCTGTTGGATGAAAGAGGTTTATGCCCAATCTTCTGCATCGGTTATGACGCAAACGGAATTGAGATGGCGACGCTGACAGTCATCAAAGGAGCAGAGAGAGTTACATTCACAACACCTACTGATTCTCCTACAAACATGACCGGAATTCAGGCGCTAGGCGCAAAGCACACTTACCTCAAACGCTACTTGTACATGAACCTCCTGGATATGACGGAGAACGACATGGTCGATGCGTCACTGGATGAAGATTCAAGACAAGCAAAGATCGAAGAAAAGAAAGCTACTCCAAAACAAGTCGAGATGCTGAAAGGCTTGTACAACGAAGAGAACATCGCAAAGATGATTGAATACTACGGCGTTCAGTCACTCGAAGAACTGTCTCTGAAGCAGGCCAGTGAGGCTATCTCAAGGAAGAAGAAATGAACGAGATCGTAGAGAAGAAAGATAACCAACTCCTTACCCAGGATGACGTGAAGTTCCTCTACCAGTACGACGAGATCTCGAAAAGGTATCAGCACTTACAGAACAAACTCCGCCAGGCCGGGAAGGAATATCTTGAGGCCAACAACCTGGATCAGTTTGAGGTCAGCAAAGACGGGGTTACAGTTCGCTTCCGCAAGGTCAACGGCTACACCAAGAAGCAGTGTGATACCAAGCGGATGAAAGAGGAAGGCGTGTACGATCTCTACACGAAAGACGTCTACGTTAATGGGACAGTAAAGTTTGAGGTCGAATATGCCGACGATTGAGTTCCTCGAAGACGTTCATCAGTACATCGTTGACGGGGTCTGTGTTCCGGCGGTGAGCGATCTGATTAGGTTGGAATACCCGGATGCCTACGAAGGGGTTCCCAAAAGAATCCTAAAGAAAAAGGCAGACTATGGTACGAAGGTCCACCACATGATCGAAAGCTACATCGCCGGAGAGATCACCTTAGAAGAGATCGAAGCCAAACGAATTGACCCGGACATTAAGATCGCGGTGGAACAGTTCATTGAGATTCAGGATAAATGGGCATTCATTATCAAGGACATGGAACAAGTAGTGACGTATGGCGGTATATATGCCGGGACCTACGACTTAAGAACAGTGGACGATTACATCATTGATCTTAAGACCACTACAAAGCTTCATGAGGACTGGCTGAAGTTACAGATATCTCTTTACTACTTAGGCGCGGGGTTGGACAAACCATACGGCTACTGCATATGGATCCCCAAAGGAAAGCTAGCCCAGGTCATTAAGATCGACTGCATTCCCAGGAACGAATTACTGAAGATGATTGATGGCTACAAAGCTAAAACTACAGAGTAAAAAAGAATGTTGGGTCTGCCATACTACGTCGAACCTTCACCATCATGAGGTGTTCCACGGAACGGCAAACCGGCGCAAATCAATTGAGTGGGGATGCCAGGTATGGCTGTGCGGTCCTCACCACAATCTTTCCACCCAGGGAGTTCACTTCAACAAGAAACTTGACGACAAGCTCAAGCGCTACACCCAAGAGAAGTTTGAGGAATTATATGGTCACGACAAGTTCATGGAAGTGTTCCATAAAAACTACATAGGAGACGAAGTATGAGAACAAATCAAATTTACATTACTACAGATTATGACCAGTTCGTATTCCGGAACGCAAACCGGGATGTGGACCTGGCCCACGTAAACCGCATCGCTACCAACATGCAGAGTGAAGGATGGCAAGGCGCTCCGATTGAAGTATCAGAAGTACCGGATACCAAAAAGTTGCAGATCGAAGACGGACAGCACCGCTACATGGCATGCAAAAAATCAGGAACGCCGGTCCACTTCATGGTTGTCAAGGCTAAGTCAATCTACGACGTGGCCAAGCAGAATTCCATGAAGAAGGAATGGAAGGGATCGGACTACATCAAAGCTTATTCCGAAGACGGCAACTACAACTACAAGCGTCTGAAGAATCTTGAGGACGAATTCCCCGGTGCTACCTTATCCGATATCCTCGACGTAGTGGTCGGCAAACATAAGCAGGACAACCTTAAGAAGGGCTACGTAAGAATAAACGACGAACAGTTTTACAAGGCAAGAGAGGTCCTTAAATCGCTTGTGGTGATGATTGAGAGTTTGAAGTCATTCAACATCAAGACCATCGCAAACTACAAGAAGATCCTGGTCCAGTTATTATTGCACGACGTCATTGATCCGCAGAGAATGATCGACAAGATCGACAAACACGGAAGGATGTTGTTGCCGGCGTCAGCTACCAAGGACCAGGCAATGCAGTACCTCGAAGCTTTGTATAACTATCACCAGTCAAAGAACACTGTGCTGTTCAGGGAGAAGTTAAGAAGCAAGTGAGTTACTCGAAGTATAAGGCGAAAAAGACCGTGGTCGGTGACAAGAGGTTTGACTCTAAGAAGGAAGCCAACCGGTTTGTTGAACTGACCCTATTAGAGAAAGCGAAAGTCATTCAGGATCTAAGAACCCAGGTTAAATTCCCACTAATCAAGCGGTCGAAATACGGTAGGGAGATCGTTTACAAAGCGGACTTCGTGTATTACCAGGACGGCAAGATGATTGTGGAAGATACCAAAGGATTCAAGACCCCGGTCTATCGTCTTAAGAAGAGGTTACTTGCAGAACAGACAGGCATTGTTATAAAGGAGACGTAATGGAATTAGTAGATGAACTACAGAACACAATAGCCCTGCTTAACGCGTCTGTTAAATCGTTAAAGACAACTTCATACGCATATGCTCAAGCCGAAAAGGACTATAAGATTCTTCTCAGGCAAGAGTGTTTGAAGCTAAGGGACGACGGCATGGCCATAGGTATGATCGACAAGACTTGCTATGGCATTCCTAGCGTCGCAGAAGCGCGTTTTAAGAGGGATATTGCTCAGGCCAACTATCAGGCCAACCAGGAAGCAATTAACTCCTACAAGCTTCAAATCCGCCTCTTAGACAATCAGATATCAAGGGAGTGGAGGACGCCGGAAGGACTATGAGCTACATCAAATTGGACAGGAAGATGTTGGAGTGGAAATGGCTTGATGTTCCCGAGATGGTTTCACTGTGGATATACATCCTCTTAAGGGCAAACTACGGGGCAAGCGAATGGCACGACGAAATGTTTGAAGAAGGAACATTTCCGACGTCAATCAGCAAGCTCTCAGAGGCCACCGGATTAAGCACAAAACAGGTCAGAACATGCTTAGAAAGGCTTAAAAAGACGGGAGAGATCGTGGTGGACAGTAACAACAGGTTCACCAAAATCACCGTATGCAAGTGGTCTGAATATCAAGGGAACGGCAAACAAGAGGGCAAGCCAAAGGCAACCAAGAGGCAAACAGAGGGCAATCAAAGGGCAACACTTAAAGAAGATATAAAAGAAGATATAAAAGAAGAACAAGAAGTATATATAGGCGAATCGTGTTCGCCGGAGTTTGCCGAAGCCTTAGAAGCCTACGAAGAAATGCGCAAAAAGATCCGCAAACCTCTTACCGAAAGAGCAAAGCAAATGGTATTAAAAAAACTGGAAAACATGGCGCCGGACGAGGAAACGCAAATCGCTATCCTCAACCAGTCAACTATGAATTCGTGGCAGGGTGTATTCCCGTTGGACGAACAAAAGAAAACGCAGAAAGGAATGGTGAACGTACTAGATTTATGACAAGAGAAGGAATCAAGAAATGCATTAGGCTCGTACAGCTAATGTTCCCTAATACCTACAAAAACTTCACTACGGAAGACTTGTCCATGCTGATCGAAGCGTGGGAACTCCAGTTCAGAAACGTTGACGACGTACAGGTGTTCAGCGCACTCAATGGCGTCATCTCTAAATCGGACTATCCGCCAACTGTAGCAGAAATCAAACGCCAGTTGGTTGGAGAGGAAGAAGAAAACGAAGAAGATGTGTGGTACACCCTATTGGAAGCCGGGTCAAACGGTATCTACGGGGCCGAGGAAGAATGGGAAAAGTTGCCCGCCGGCATTAAGGCAATCACTACCCCCTGGACTCTTAGAGAAATTGCTATGGCGGACAACGAATCACTTAGGTTCGTTAAGAAAGAAATCATGGAAAATTATCGTGCCTATAAAAAACAACAGACGGACAAGCTGTTATCAACAAGCTTCACGGATCAGAAACTGCTGAAGGGATGAAGAGGTACACATACAGAGTTGTCAGCTACGTTGATGTGGTCGCTGACAGTGAAGAACAAGCTAAAGAGAATGCTGAAGAGATGTTTGAAGATCCGAGTGAAGTGGAACTGTACGAAGTAGATGATGTTGACATGGACTTCTCAGATATCTTCAACGAAGAAAGGAAGCTGAATGAAGAAAGTTTTAATCCTGGACGTTGAATCGTGCGCCGACTGTCCTTGTTGTCATCAGGATCAGGAACATGAGTGGTGGTGCATAGCCCATACAGACGGACCGAAAAGAATCAAAGGCGATTTGTTCGATGTAACACTTGAAAGCTGTCCGTTAAAACCATTGCCGGAACGCATGACAGATGGTTTTGAAAAAATGTTTATGCGCGGGTGGAACGCCTGCCTTGAGGAGTTAAACAAATGATATTCAAAAAGAAGGAAGAGAAGAAAGAACCGATAGAGAAAATTAGTGATACCCGCCGGGCCATACTCAACGAGATCAATACGCTGATGATGTTGCACAATCTCAACGAATCAAATCTCAGGCTAAGAAAGATTGACAACGGGGAGTATGAAACGACCAAGGCGTTTATCATGCAGAGGTGCGACGAACTGGAAAGATCCCTGGCGTTCAATGATATGTTGGGTGATCCGATGGACGCAATAGAAAGGATGTTCGATGGACCAACAGAAAATACTACACAAGGCGATTGAAAGATACGGACATTGTAATCAGCAAATCAAATGCATCGAAGAAATGGGTGAATTAACCCAGGCCCTGGCAAAGCAGATGGTCGCGGAAACTTCCACTGAAATGCTTAAAGCTAGAAGGGGAATTGTTGAAGAGGTGGCCGACGTCGAGATTATGTTGGACCAAATCAAGCTGATCCACGACATTAAGCCGGCGGAATTAGAAAAAGAGAAAGAGTTTAAACTGGTGAGGTTGAATGCAAGGATTGATGACGGCGATTAGTGCGGTGTGGATAACCATCTTCCTGGTGTTATCACTGTTCATACTTGTGAGTGTGCTGTGGCTCTTAAGAGTGGCGCTAGACTGGTGGCTTGATATCGATTATGTGAAGAAGATCGAAGACTGGATCAGGAGGATCAATTGATGTACCAATGTTTCCATTGTTTGACAGATGGTGTGGTATGGGATGCGGACTTCTCATTCGAAGACATGATGATTGAGGGAGAGGGCATCGTTCATATGTGCCATTGCGTTAACTGCGGAGCGCAGATCGAATATTACGTGCCGATCAAAAACGAGGAGGAAGAAAATGAAACTGTTTAAAGGCAACTACGGGTGGTCCACTACTGCCCATTCAAAAACGAAAGATGGTAAAGAGCTTAAGTGCTACGTTGATACTCAGTTTGCAAAGAAGAGTGAACCGACGACATACAACGAGGTCGAAGGCAAGCTGATCTTTAAAACCAGGGGAGGAAATGAGTTTGAATGCTTCTTCTCATCCTACGAAAAGCAAGGCATGGTCGTTCCTAAACTGGTATTGATGCCCGCCGGCACAGAGATTAAAAGAGATCAGGTGCCATTGACCGGTGAGAACAATAGAGACATGTTCGGCCGGAAACAAGAAGTGACCATTGATACCGAGGAACTCCCGTTCTATTGATATGAATGTCTATTCTGTAATTGACGAAGGCAAAGAGATCTTCCAGGGAACGATGCGCGAGGTGATGGGGAAGTTCGATATAAAGAAAGACGACATTTACCGGGTGATGCATGCCAAGAAAGAAGGCAAGAACAAACTGCTTCTGCATAGGTATGAGGTTCAGATCGTCGGCAAAGTGTATGAACCGCGCAAAAAGCCAAGAGTGAAAGTCGTAGAGTACGAACCCAAAACTCCCTATGAGATAGCCGTATGGGCATTAAGGACCTTCAGGAATACCTCCGTCAACTTCGATCCCTACCCAAAGCTTCTTCCGGATATGTTGGAATACTATGGCCTTGATTGTCGTGCCAAGGAAGTAATGGACTATCCCGGAGGCGTGAAGAAGAGAAAGAAACCAGGCGTTCACTGGTACGTTGAGGTAGCGCATGTATTTGAACCAACTAAAGGCGTTTAAGAACCGGCTAAGGAATTACAACTACATCCTATGGGAGATCGAAACCCTGGAAGAGAACATCGAAGAATTATATGACCGGCTTGGCGGTGTGCGAGGCGTCGATCCATCGAAAGAACCATTGCATACTGTACCGGACAAAGACCTGGAGTATAAGATCCGAGATATCATTTCAAAACTAGACGCAAAATTAAGCCGGAAGCGAGGCGAAAAGGAAGAGATCGACCGAATACTGGCCATCATCGAAACGGACGACAGAGAAGCAATAATAAGCGTCTACGTCAAAGGTAATCATTGCGATAAGGTAGCAAGAGAACACAACATGTCTCCTAGTGGACTGAAAAGCCGGATGGATAGACAAATAAAAAAAGCCCTCCAACAATAACGCGGGGGGCCTTTTCTTTACATTAAACCATGTGTCTTCTTATACTGAGTGGGGTTTCTCTTGTACTTCCGGAACTCAATATAGATCAGTTCCTTGATAAACCGCATGTACGACGGGAACAAATCCAGGAATTCTACAACTTGTCTCTCCGTCATCTTGTCAAAGTGGATCTCAATTCTCTTCGTCAGTGGGCTTTTTGTGTCCATTCATGTCCTTTCTCAATAGCTCAAGTATGTATTGTCTTTTGTTCGGTATCTGCTCAAACCATTCCAAAATGTCCGCGTCCGTCTCCTTGTTGATGTAGAATTCAAAACGCTTCTGAACTTGCTTGCGCCACTTGTCCAGGTTTTCCATGTCTCTTCCCATGACTTTATCCTCGGCCATATTTTATCACCTCCTTTCTCCGTATAGCAAATCATCCAGGTCGAAGTCGTGGAGCCATAACTGAATGATTGTGCATACTATGCCGGTGGCCATTGCTACAAAGCTCACATAATCTAAAGCTGTCATTCTTCATCCTCCTCATAAACCGGGTTCAATAGTAAGTTATAAAGCAACGTTCTCACGTCGGCGTACATGATCAAGCGATTGTCTTCAAACCGGAATGAATAGACGTTTGCGTACTTTAAACAGTCTCTCGGTCTATTTATTTGGATTGACATCACCTTTCTTTCTGTTAAGTCACCCTCCGTTATGTGCAAATCGATGTCCCTTCCATCATAGGCGTCGCATAATTCTTTAGCGTTCATTATTTGTCCTCCTTTCTGTCTAAGTGATAATCAATGTCAGTTTTAATTTCATCGATCGACCATTCTTCCGGTTCATAAGCGATGGTGTGGCCGTTTGCCTCTACTCTCCATTCGTGCCGGTGCGGAATGTATTCGATCTCATATCCACGATAGTGCAATGTGTAGGCCTCCCGGACGGCGTCGTATTCGCCTTCTGTCAGGTAAGAGTAAGAGGCTAAGAATTCGTCCTTTGTCAGGTGCTCAAAGTCTCTCATCTTCTCTTCATCGTCGGAAAAACTAACCAAAGGCCTTTCCATCTTCAGTTTCTTCACGACGCTTTTCATTGCCGTGATCCCTTGTAACATAGCAAGGTCCTTCTCTTCGTTTTCCCAATCTTTCATAGATGTTTCTAATGTGTTGATCAATAATTCTCTTTCAAAATCTGTTAAGTATAACACGTTCGTCTCCTTCCCGCTCTGCTTTACTCGAGGACTTGCGACCTCCGTCGGTAGCATTAGGAAGGACCCCTAAAGGTCCACCATGATATGCGCTTTGATCCCGTTCACTTCAGCGCTCCCGTTCTTCCCGGTGTACATTCTTGTCAGGAAGTAATTGATAACATACCGGATGTGCTCTCCGTCACTCATACCGGGATCATAATCCTGATCGTACCTAATGTCGATGCACGGACTGTAAGACTCTTTGTTGTCCGGTTCAAGGTCCATGTAGGTATCACTTCCATATCCTGAATTGCTTCTCAGGAAGCGCACATTGTAGGCCGTTGTGAAGGCCTTTCCGTTTGTTGCGAGGTTCAATTCAACCCTGATGTATTCGTCTTTCTGCATAATGTCCTCCTATAGCGTCTTTGCGCTCTTGAAAGTCTCTCCGCAGAGGGGCCCTCAAGACCGGAAAGCCCGGCCATCCTCCTTTCTATAATTCCTTGTAAAGTGCTCTGTATTCCTGGATCATTTCGTCAGCGTCCAGGACCGGCGTGAATTCTTCTGATCGTTTGCTAGTAAGTTTCTTGTAGCCGTGTTCGATCATAAAGCGTTCCTTTAATGCTTCTGCGCGGGCGTCGATCAGCTTGTGCACGGCGTTCATCATTGAGTTCTGATAGCGGTACATGTACCAAGGACGATTAATCCATCTGTCCCGGCCTTCTGCGATCTTCACTTCATCCTTGAAAAGGTATGTCTTTTCGGTAGTCCCGGAGCGGTCACGGGAAGTCTGATTGAGGAACGTGAATCCTCTAATTTCTTTCTTTTCCATCATCATTGTTTGTTGTCCTCCTTATAAGTACCAGTCAACATTCGGCTTTCTTGAATTGAAGTTATAGTCGAATAAGTATCTCAACGCATCTCCTCCGTCCCAGTCGTCGGAATAGTTTCTGTACCAGTCGAAGCCGTGATCCGTTAATTCTCTGACTTCCATAGAGATCCGGCCGTCGTGATGAACGCCTTCGATCACTAAAGCTTTATCGTCTTCGTATATTTCGACGTAATGGCAGTCTTCTAAATGGTTAAAGAAGTCTATTGCGTTTTCTGTTACGTCGCCTCCGTAGTGACGGCCGTCCCATCTTCCGGAGCATCCGTCGATGATGCAATTGTGTCTGTTAAAGTAGTTTTCCAGGACCGGGCGGTAAAAGTTTTCCCAGTCTTCAAACATAAACTGCTCGGCCAAGCCTTCGACCTCTTCCGTAGCTTCCGGATCGTATTCTTCTACATACTCTTTTGCGGTTTCGATGTAGTCTTCCGGATGGAACATTGAATAAATTCTTTTCATATCTTGTCTCCTTCTCCGTCAACCTTTCTCATGAGGGCTTCGGACCTCCAAAGGCGGTTTTAAGAAGGGGGATCACTCCCCGTCAAGCTCTACCCACCGGATAAAGTCATTTAGTGCGTTCATTGCGCTTGCTTCCGATCTGTAAAAACTACAATCAAGCGAATGCCCGTTGTTTATTTTCAATTCGTACCAGGGGTTCCAGTCTTCGTTGTCAATGTGAACTTCTTTGATTGTGGCCCAGTGGCCATAGCCGTTTGCAAATGTCTTCATATTTTTTTCTCCTCCTTACATTGAGCAATAAGACGTCGTATTGAAGCACATTTCCTTAAGATCGTTTTCTGCTTCTTTTCTCGTCTCAAAGACGCTTACGTGATAAAGCATTCCGTCACTGTCCCATGCCATTGTCCGCCAGCCGGTTTTCATGTCGGCGCCGTCGTATGGCCTAATAGTTACTTTCTGAATTGTTGCGATATTGCTTGATATCTCGTTTCTGTACATGTTCATATTTTTCCTCCTTTAGCAATTGGTCAAATTGTCGATCCAGGCGTAAAAAGCGGTTTCGAATTCATCAAAATTAGCCAGGAATCTTTCCATAGCAAATTTCGCATCAGGACCGGAGTAGTAAACTTTACCGTCGCAAAGGTCTAACTCATAGTTAGATGCGCCACCGCCTCTTTTTGAAATAGCGTTGAAATGGCTGATGCGAGATGTTCCAAACGTAACCGGACCGTGTGAATAGGCGCCAAAACCGACCTGGTGGCTTATTGCACTTGAAACGAAATACTCCGGGGTATCATAGATTTTGCCTACATGAAGACGTTTTCTGTCCTTGCGGAAGTCGATCCCGTTTTCCAGGCATGCGTTCGCAACCTCTATCAACTCCTTTGCTCTGCCCCATAAGCCTTCAATCTCATAAGCCAACCTATTTAATTCGATCTGTTCGTTAGCTTCTTTGAGCATGTTTTCTGCCTCTTTTTTCATAGCGAATGCTTTGATGTTTTGAATTCTGTTCATATTTTTCCTCCTCTTGCTCTGCGTTTCTCATCCGGGGCTTGCAACCCGGTAATAGTCGCATTAAGAGAAGGGCCGGAGCCCTAGTAGTCTTTCAAGAATTCTCTTACGTCGTCGTCCTGGGAATGGCATTCGATGATGTGATCGTAAAGCCTCTGCAAGTTTCCATCCAGTGAGTCGTCGTCGTCCCAGTCGATCCCGTAGCATCTGATAAAACCGGTATTTGTTACGCATCCGGCTTCGATCCACGTTCCATCCTCCCGGACCAGTTTTACAACGTCGTAATAATCCCCGTTGTCGAATTCGATTAAACCGATGTACTGTTCCATTAGGCCTCCAGGACGCCGTCGTTTATAGCGTCTATCAGATCGTTAAAGAAAGCCTCCCAGGCGTTGTCAAAATCCGCATTTTCCGGCGCGCAATAGTATTCGATCATGGCCCATCTGTCCGCCGTATAAATCAGCTCATCATCCATTGCCTGCCAAACGGCTTCATATGGATCATTTTCAATTTCATCGGCATCGATCCGGCTTAAAACGTTTTCCGCGATCCCTACAAAATCTCCGCAAAAATGACGTGATAATTTTTCATAATTCAATGACATATTTTTCCTCCTTGTGCTCTGTGTTCTTTCTGACGGCTTGCAACGTCCATCGGCCACATTACAGAAGGCCCGGAGGCCTTAGCATGCGATAACTTCACCGGTTTCAGCATCCATCTTTTCAAGCGGTAAAGCCCGGTCATAGTCTCTAGTGATGTAAAAGAAGTGTTTCAGTCCGTTGATGTAACCGATAAAGCCGACGCTGAACGTCATACAGTTATGGCCCAAAATTATTATCCCGTTGCCGTCGTATTCGTTCATGAGGCTTTCGCAATAGTTCCAGGCCCTCTGCTTTGCGCTTGAATAACTGCCATAGACATCATCCAGGGATCGGCCGTATCTGTAATAGCCGTTGAAACGTGCGTTTCTGATGTTGTCATAAAGTTCATACTGTCCTCTTAACTGTTTTGTGTTTTGAATTTTCATGTTTTCGTCTCCTTTAAAATGCGCTCTGTATTTTTCATCACGGCTTGCGACGTGCAACGGCTACATTACATTTGAAGCTAGACGTTTATCGTCAAGGATTTAAAGGACCGATTGTATAGGCTTGAAGGCATGGCCGTCTGATGTGCTACATCGTCGGGCGCGTCCTACTAGATCGGGCGATCCTACTTGAAACTTGTTTCGGCGTTCAAGGACCGGGGCTGATATGGGAGGCCGTCCCTCAGTTTCGATGTTGACCGTCTAACTGATTACGCCTTCATTCTAAACGTTGACCGGCTAACATGTCAATACTTTTTCGAAAAAATTTTTTCAGTTGACCGTCTAACGGGGTACCGGCATGCTTAAAAGCCTTTATTTATGGGCTAAAATGAAATTATGTGAAATTATGTGAGAATACAAAAATATCGTCTCCGGACGCGTTCCAGGGATGATAAATTGATAATGTAAGATGAAGCCGGAAAAGGCCTTTTTTATTTACCAGGGAAGGCCGGAAGCGTTCACCAGGGAAGCGCACCAGGGACGAAAGACGCGCACCAGGGAAGCACCAGGACCGGCCGGAAAGCCAAAAAGAAAGAAGGGATCGGATGAAGTGTAAGAGATGCGGGCATGATATGAGAAGGGAAAAGAGAAAGCCGGGATCGTATCAATATAGATGTGTTTTTTGCGGGCTGATTGTAGCCGGTCCGGCCGAAAGTCAAGAAAAAGAAAAGCTGCAGGATGAAGGAAAAGGATAAAAGCATATAAGGGGAAAACATAACGCCATATAGCATGGATATATTCCAGGGAAGTGCGGCAATAAACCGGAGGCCCGGATATTGTATATGATTGATGAACATATAGCGCATTTATAGCTGATCGGTTGGGCGTCCGTGCCTCTTTTCACGTCACCGGAGATACGAAAGAGGCGATCCGCTCATAGGATCATGTGACCATCTAACACGCTATAGCATAGCCGATGCGATCCGGTCCGGTCCGGTGGTCCGTTGCGTCCGTGTTGCATATCATCGAATAAGCCCATAAACAAAGGCCGATCGAGTCCCGGACCGGGGACAAGGGAAGGAAGGCCGGACTTTTTCTTATAATAAGGATCATCAATCCTCCGGAAGGGTACCGGTGGGCAGGGGGTACCGGCCGAATTTTGCGTTGCACTCTTTCATCCTTAGGACCCCCCTTTAAAATCGCCTCCATTTTCAATATACGTCCAAAAAATCCGCCCCCCATTTTTCCCTATACGAAAGGAGTCACATGAACGAAAAGAAATACGAAAAAGGTCTCAAGCTCCTGCAAACACCTGAGTCGAAACAGAAGGCTTTAGAGAATCGTGCAGAGACCTACAGGAAGCGTAAACTGTTCAAAGAGACTATCAGCACCCTCTTATCAAAATCCCTCAAGAGAGGCGAACTGGCCACCGCAGATGACATTATGTCGTTAGCGGAAATGGATGGTAAGAATGTAGATGTTCAGACCGCCATTTTAATTGCTGTTGTTCAGAGGGCATTGATGGGCGATATGACCGCCGTCCAGTTTTTACGCGATACGGTTGGAGAGAAACCTTCCGATAAAGTTGAAGTCGATCAGAATTTCACAGTTGAGTCATGGGCGAAGAGACACAAAGTGAAGCTGTAGAATTCTCCCTCCGGGATTTTATCGAGGAGTTCTTCAAAATACGATCCAAGACCGGTGAGTTGATTACTTTAAAATTCAACCATGCCCAGGAAAGATTTTATGAACTCCTCAAAGAATCCTACGGTTGCAAACCCTCCAGGTACATCGTACTGAAAGCCCGTCAGTTAGGTATTTCAACTTTCACAGAAGCGATCATTACGGCTCTGACGATGTTCAATCCCAATACGTCTTCGGTATTGTTGGCACATCAAGCCGATAGTGCTTCGGCTATCTTCAACATGACCAAGCTCTACATCAACGAACTCCCCCCTGCGATGCAACCACAGCAAAAGTACAGTAACGCCAAAGAAATCGTATTCGATGGCGAGAACGGTTTGAAATCGTCCATAAGAGTTATGGTAGCAAGTGATGCGACCCGTGGCTCGACTTACAAGTACGCTCATTTATCAGAGGTGGCGTTTTGGGAACATCCCGAAGAAGCTTTATTAGCGTTGAATCAGGCTGTCCCTTCCACCGACGATTCTTTGATCGTAATTGAAAGTACCGCCAACGGATTTAATTACTTCTACAACCTTTGGCAGGATGCCGTGAATGGACGTAGCGACTATAC